CGGCACCTTGACTCCAAACGGCGACACGACGGATGTGTTTAACGCCTTTTCTCTGGACGGCGGCATCACGATTGCGGCCCCCAGCGGAACACCTGTGGACGGGCAAAAGTTGATCCTTCGATTCAAGGACAACGGTACGGCTAGGGCCATAACTTGGACCATCAGCAGCGGGGCCTACAGAGCCACCGGGATTACCTTGCCTACTACGACAACGGCAAATAAGATCACCTACGTCGGTTGCGTTTACAACAGCACAGACTCTTTCTGGGACGCTGTTGCACTCGCAACGCAAGCATAAGAGGCCACCATGAAGATCGACTTCGAGTTTGACACCGCCCACGGCAAGTTCCGTGATGCTTTGAACCTGCCCGACAACCACGGTCTCAGTGACGCTGAGATCGAGGCTATGAAGGTGCAGCGCCGGGACAACTGGATTGCCGTGGTGGAGGCCCCGCCTGTTGAGCCGGACACCGTGGAGATCGACGGCGTAACCTATGAGAAGGTCGAGATCGACGGCCAGACGGTCCTCAAGCCTGTAGAGGTCTGACATGGCTGATCGTTATTGGGTTGGTGGAAGTGGAAGCTGGAATAGCACCACGAAGTGGTCCACAACGTCAGGCGGTGCCTCTGGCGCTTCTGTTCCTACGGCCTCTGACAATGCGATCTTCGATGCGGCTTCTGCCACCGCCCACTACACCGTCACGGTTACAGACAACGCCACCTGCGCCAACCTGACCTTCACGCCTGAGCCTGCTGATGGCGTCACGCAGTTTTCTGTCGGCACTGGCTTCGTCATCGCTGGCACGTTCTCGACCTCTGGCACTCAGGGCAACCGCCGTGCTTGGTTTCGCTCCTCAACAGAGGGGCTTATGCGTGATATGCAGATTGCCACCATTGGCACTGTGACCGACGTAGACTTCCGCGACATCCGTGTCACTGGCACTGGAGGGACGCTGACAGGCACCCGCATTGGCGACCTTCGCGGCAACAGCAATATCACGTTCAGCACGCCCAAGAACTGCTTCCGCATCGGCACTGGCAACTGGTCTGACAATCAGTGGTCGGATACGTCTGGCGGCTCACCCAACACGAACTTCTTCCCACTGGCCCAAGACACTGCGGTGTTTGACGAAAGCACGACCGCTGGCACTCATGCGACGAACAATGCTATCCCTTACACGGGGTCAGTGGACATGAGTGCGCGGACGAGTGCGCTGACGTTGAGTGTAGGCACCCCTCTGACGGTTTATGGTAACTGGACGGTCGGCTCTGGCATTACCTATACTGGTTCCGCCGCGCTTACCTTCTCTGGCCGCAACACTCAAGTAATCACCAGCGCAGGCAAGACGTTTTTTAGTGCGCTCACCGTTGACTCCTACGGCGGCACGGTCGAACTTGCTGATGCGCTGAATATCGGCAGCAATACACTCTCCGTCACCAATGGCACCTTCGACACCAAGGGCTACAACGTCACGGCTGGCGTTCTGTCGTCCAGCAACAGCAACGTGCGTGAGATCAAACTGGGTGCAAGCACGGTTACGTTGAGTAATGGGGCTACGACATGGGCGTTTACAACAAGCACCAATTTGTCTTTTGATGCTGGGACGTCGCAAATAAACATCACATATACCCCGCCAACTTTTAACGGGGGCGGACTAGTTTTTAACAACATTGCGTTTACAAACACAGCATCAAACAGCGTAACGATAACTTGGCAAAACACATTCAACAACTTTTCGGTAACTGCACCAAGTTCTTCTGGAATTTCTCAGGTCTTCTTCGCTGGCAACCAAACCATCACAGGCACCCTGACCGCCGCTGGTGCTACCGCTATCCGTCGTGTGATGCTCCTCTCAAGTGCTATCGGCACCACGCGCACCCTGACCGTAGGAACGCTGTCCGCTAACGACTGTGACTTCCGCGACATCACCATTGCTGGCACCGCCGCTGGTGGCTCTCCGACCCGTGCAGGCAACTGTGGTGGCAACTCTGGCGTGACCTTCCCTGCTGGCAAGACGGTCTACTGGAACCTTGCAGGGACGCAGAACTGGAGTGCAGACGGCTGGGCTACATCTAGCGGTGGCGTACCCGCCACGAACAACTTCCCGCTGGCCCAAGATACGGCGGTGTTCGATAACACTGGGTCTGCTGGGACGGTAGGACTTGAGACGTGTAATATCGGCACCATCGACATGTCTGCAAGAACAACCGCGATGACGATTGGCACTAACGGTTCGCCATTTGTCTACGGAAATGTCACTATGGGGTCCAGCACCACAGTAAGCAGCACAAGCAATAGTATTACCTTTTCTGGCCGCAGCACCTCCACGATCACCAGTAACGGAGTATCGTTCGCTCGTCCCATCACCATCGACTGCGGCACAGGTACCGTACAGCTTGCAGATGCGTTGGAGCTTACTTCTGCTCGGACCTTGACGCTCACATCGGGCACCTTTGATGCTGTGTCGTATAATGTGACGTCTGGCCTGCTTGATGGCAGTAATACCAACACCAGAACGCTTAAAATGGGTTCTGGAACTTGGACCCTGTCTGGGGCGGGTAGCGTTTGGAACGTAGCCACAACGACAAACCTTGCCCTATATACAGGCACCGCTGACATCCTGCTGTCAAACACCAGCACAACAACCCGCTCTTTTTCTGGCGGCGGTCTGTCCTACAACAAACTCACCATCGGCGGTGCAACTGGCACATCGACGCTGACGATCTCGAGCAACAACACCTTCACAGAACTTGCCAGCACCAAGACTGTCGCCCATACCATCGCTCTGGGGACAACCGTCCAGACCTTCGGCAAGTGGAGCGTGACGGGAACTTCTGGCAACGTGGTGACGCTGACAGGGACAGGCACAAGCCACATCCTCGCTGGTGCTTGCACAGACGGCATCGACTATCTTGCGATGGGTAGCATCGGCTTTGCAGCCACATCTCCTGCCGAGTTCTACGCTGGCGCAAACAGCACGGGGACCGCTGCCGTTCCTGTTTACCGCACAGCCAAGCCCGCCGACAGCACACGCTACTGGGTGGGTGGCACTGGCAACTGGAACGACACAGCCCGCTGGTCCACCTCCTCCGGTGGCGCTGGTGGGGCCGATCTGCCACGCAGCCATGATGATGTGGTGTTTGATAGTCTGTCTAACGCTACGGCCTACACGGCCACTGTGAACGCCATCACGGGGGGCAACCGCTGCAAGGCTTTGACTGTCGCTGGTCCTCTTGTTGGCAACGTGACGCTGGCTGGATCGACTGCGCTGTTCATCCACGACGACATCACCCTGCCTGCGACTGCGCTGACGCGGACGTATACGGGTGCGATCACGCTGACAGGTACGGGTGCGGGCAAGACGATTACGACTAACGGTGTGACGCTGGCGTCTGCTATTACGGTTGATGGCGTGGGGGCTGAGTGGGCGTTGGCCGATGCTTTGAACATGGGTTCGAGCGCGATTACCGTTACCAACGGGTCGTTTGACACAGCTAATTACAGCTTAACTTTTGGCACGTTGGCCTCAAATAATACCAACGCAAGAACAATTGATCTTGGGTCTTCAACGGTAACTACGTCAGGCGCGCCAAACTTTGGGCCAACAGAAAGCAGTAGGGCAAATCTGACATTTACAGCGGGAACTTCACAAATAAATATTAGCTTTGGCTCTGGGAATATTAATGCCAACAATCAAATTTTTTACAACGTCAGCTTCACCAGCACGAGTATCAGCACTGTTACCATAAACGGCGCAAACACCTTCAACAACCTGACCGTTGCGGGTCAAACCTCTGCTGGCGTTGGCGCACTATCCCTAACTGCCGACCAAACCATCAACGGCACCCTGACTCTCTCTGCTGGCACAAACGCCACCATGAGAACCTTTGTGCAGTCTGACACGATTGGCACAACCCGCACTCTGACTTGCGCTGCTGTGGCCTCTCTGACGGACATCGACTTCCGCGACATCACGATTGCAGGTGCTGCGGCACCTGTCAGTGGAACTCGGCTGGGTGACTGCAAGGGGAACAGCGGGATTACCTTCGTTGCAGGGGCTGACAAGTATCGGAATTTTGCTGGTACAGACAACTGGTCCGCAGTTGGATGGGCTACCTCAAGCGGCGGCGCGGTAAGCAATGACAACTTCCCACTGGCTCAAGACACTTGCATCTTTGAAGCGGGAAGCCCGAACTCTGGCGCTGCCGTGAACCTCAACGCATCCTACAACATCGGCACCATCGACATGTCGGCCCGCACGACGAATACGATGACGTTGGCAACAAGTAGCAACACACCAGCGATCTACGGCAACTGGATCAACGGCACAGGCGTTACGATAAGTGGGACAGGGACGCTGACATTCGCTGGTCGTGGTTCGCAGACAATTACCAGTGCTGGAAGGACGTTTACACAGGGTTTCACTATCGACACGCCAAGCGGGTCCGTGACGCTGCAGGATGCGTTTGAGACAAATAGGAATACGAGCGTTGCTGTATCACTCAACTCTGGCACCTTCGACGCCAACGGCTACAACGTAACGATCAGTGGCTCCACTGGCGGCGTAAATCTGGACGACACGACCACCACAAGAACTGTTGCTGTCGGTTCTGGAACGTGGACGATTGCTGGCACGAGCGGGTGGGATGCTTCTCCATCAACAGGCCTCACTGTCACAGGGACGGGAACCATCAGATTTACCAGCGCCTCATCAAAATCTTTCGCTGGTGGTGATCTTAACTACTCAGGGATCACCATAGACCAAGCTGGTGCAGGGCAGCTAACTATTGCAGGCAACAACACCTTCGCCAACATCACCAACAGCCACAGCGCCACAGGTGCGACGACCTTAAACTTCGGCACGACCACCCAGCGTGTTGCTGACTTCACGGCCACTGGCACCGCAGGCAATGTGCTGACCATCCAAGGCACGTCGGCCACCAGCCCTTGCACCTTGATCTATACGGGGACGGCACCCAGCACTGCTACGACCCCCAGCACTGACTACTTGACGCTTACGGGGGTGAGGGCTTACCCGTTGCAGAGCACGTGGTTCGCTGGAAACAACTCTTCGAACAACGGTTCGTTGGGCTGGTTGTTCCAAGCGGAAGCGCTTGGAACAACAGGCGCGTTCTTTCTTCTCTTCTAGGTTAGACAACAGGTTTGGGGCAGTGAGCATGACCACCGAGATGATGATAAATTTTGCCCTGTCCACCGTCCTCGGCATCTTCGGCTGGATACTCAAGAGCCATGTGGACGAGGTAAAGCGGCTGCAAATCCTGCTCAACCGTACCCGCGAGGATTACGCCACCAAAAACGACCTTCACAACGATGTGAGCCGGGTGCTGGCTAGGCTCGACACCCTCGACAAGAAGATCGACGACCTACTGAGGGGGCTAGCAAAATAAACCTGCTTTTGATCTGGGTTGGTTACACTCACCTGTGGATCGACGGGCGCATGGTATTTGTCAAGATTTGCAGGTATACTGCGGACGTGGCGTTGGCGGTCCATCCGCTATATCCATGCCCGCCGTTCTGGAGCTTGTAGATGTTCGACCCAGTTTCAATCAGCATGGCCATTAGCGTGGGTGGCAAGGCCTTCAGCCTGCTGAAGCAGGGCATCGCCGCTGGCCGCGAAATTCAGGACATGGCGTCTCAACTGTCGGAATGGGGCAAGGCCGTCTCTGACATTGCCTACGCGGCGGACAAGGCCAACGAGCCTCCCGGCGTGTTCCAGACGCTGTTCGGCGGCGGCAATCAAAAGAGCGCCATTGATATTTTTGCCGCTCAGAAACAGTGCGAACAGCAGCGGAAAGAACTACGCCAATTGATCTCATACAGCTACGGCAACGACGCTTGGCTGGAGTTTCAGGCGATTGAGCGCAGGGTACGAGAGAAGCAGCGCGAACAAGTCTACCGTCGCCGAGAACTGATCGAAGGTATTCTAGAGGCCGCCCTCTGGACAGGTATCATCTTGGCGACAAACGTTATTGCAGGCTTTGGTCTGTACTTCTGGGGCCGCTATTTGGGGAAGTGGTAATGGCACTCGAACATTGGATATGGCCTGCCGCGGCCGCGGCAATAGGCGTCTTGTTTTGGTTCAGCGGTGACGGCTGGTATCGCTATCCGTGCCAAGACCCGGCAAACTGGAGCGCGATTGAGTGCCAGCCGCCGATCTGTCTTCGTACCAAGAACTGCGCTGACGATTTAACTGGAGGGGCCGCGCCATGAAAAAGAACGATCCTGACTATCTGGAAAGTAAGCTGCGCTACTTCATCGGCGTGTCGCTCACCATGATCTTGGGCGGCAGTATCTTCATCATCCTCTACAGCTTGGTTTTCGTGACCCAGCCGCTCGGAGAGAGCAGCGAGAACGACCGGGCGCTGTTTGCCATCCTCACCCCGATTGCCAGCTTTATCACTGGTGCTTTGGGCGGCGTGATGGCTGCAGGCAACAACCGCAAACGCGACGAACCACAGGAGCCACAAGAATGATCGGACGCATGATTGGAATGCTTGTTGGCCGCAAGCTAAAAGAGAAGGCCGTGGACGCAGTGCTGGACAAGGTAAACTTGCCAGACCCAGTAGAGAACGCGATCAAGGTCGCGGTCACCGGCAACGTGGGTGATCTGCTTGGCGATGCAGGTAAGGACACGGCCAAAGAAACTCTGCTGGGTGGAATCATGAAGAAGGTGAAAAAGAAATGAGCCTGATTACCGAAGCCCAACTTGCGGCTATGATCCCGACCAACAAAGAAGTCGAGGAGTGGTGCGCTGCGCTGAATGAGATGCTGCCCAAGTACGGCATCACCACCGACAAGCGGATCGCAGGCTTCATCGCCCAGTGCGCCCATGAGAGCATGGACTTCCGCGTCTTGCAGGAGAACCTGAACTACAAGGAGGCCACCCTCCTGAAGGTCTTCCCGCGCTACTTCGGCCCCGGCAAAGAGAACGCCGCAGAGTATGCAGGCAAACCCGAGAAGATTGCCAATTATGTGTACATGGACAAGAACCGCTCCAAGGGCGGCGCACTTGGCAATGTGAAGGATGGTGACGGGTGGTTATTTTCTGGAAAAGGTCTGAAACAGGTCACTGGCCGTGCGAATACGACGGCTTTTGGTAAGACCGTCGGCATGACCGCCGAGGAAGCCGCCGCGTACCTCCTGACCAAGAAGGGCGCACTCGAAAGCGCGCTGTGGTTCTGGGGCAGCCGCAACCTGAACGAAGTGGCCGACACGGGCGACGTGGTGAAGCTGACCAAGATCATCAATGGTGGCGACATCGGCCTTGCAGACCGTCAGGCACGCTATGCCAAGGCCATGGCTGCTCTGGGCGGCAAGATCGACGCGCCTGCACCAAAGGCCTCGGCCCCTGCAGCTGTCGGCAACGAAACTCTGAAACGCGGCAGCACTGGCGCTCTGGTAAAGCGGGTTCAGGAGAAGCTGGGGGTCGATCCTGCCGACGGTATCTATGGGTTTTGGACTGCGAACATGGTGAAGCAGTGGCAGGCAAAGAATGGCCTCACCGCTGACGGCGTGGCTGGCCCTAAGACATTGGCTAAACTGCTCGGGTGATGTAGTATCTCCGGCAACAGGAGACTGCCATGGCGCTCACAAAGCTCGTATTCCAGCCCGGTATTAACCGTGAGACTACCGCCTACGCCAACGAGGGCGGATGGTTTGACGGGAACCTTGTGCGTTTTCGTGCGTCAAAGCCCGAGAGCATCGGAGGGTGGACCCGTTACAGCCAGACACCCTTTCTGGGTACTGGTCGTTCGCTGTTGCCTTGGTCCGCGCTTGACGGAAGCCTGCTTGTTGGGGCGGGGACGAACTTAAAATACTACGTCCTAAAAGGCTCGACGCCATACGACATCACTCCAATTCGAGCAACAACCAGTGCGGGAGACGTAACCTTCGCTGCCACCAACGGGTCGTCAACGATTGTCGTGACTGACGTTGCTCATGGGGCTGTGACCAATGACTTTGTTACGTTCTCCGGTGCGGCCTCTCTTGGGGGCAACGTAACTGCGACCATCCTTAACGCAGAGCACCAGATAACGGAGGTTATCACCGCCAACAGCTACAGGATTGTTGTGACGGTTACTGCAAACTCGTCCGACAGCGGGGACGGCGGAGCCTCTGTTGTCGGAGCGTATCAAATAAACACCGGCCTCAACACCTCCGTGTCCGGCACGGGGTGGGGAACAGGTTCGTGGTCCCGCGGAGCGTGGGGTTCTGGGTCCTCAACAACGTCGCCTTCCGCGCAGCTTCGAATCTGGTCGCAAGACAACTTTGGCGAAGACCTACTTATCTCCGTGCAAAACGGCGGCCTATTCTACTGGGATAAGTCCTCGGGCGTCGGCACTCGGGCCGTGGCCCTATCGTCCCTGCCCGGGGCGCAGGCCGTTCCAACAGTCGCCAAGAGCGTCATTGTTTCCGAGCGCGACCGACACGTTATTGCTTTTGGTTGCGATCCCGAAAGCACTCCCGGTGTGCAAGACCCGCTGACCATTCGTTTTTCAGATCAAGAGAACGCTGCAGAGTGGCGCGCTCAAGCTACCACAACAGCGGGGGAGTTGCGGATCGGCACGGGGTCCTCGATTGTTGGGGCCATTCAAACAAAGCAGCAAATCATTGTCTTCACGGACCTGTCCCTACACGCCATGCAGTACATTGGGGACCCCTACACCTTTGGTATTCAAGAGGTCTCTTCTTCGATTTCCCTGATGAGCCCTAATGCAATGGTGGCTGTTGGTGACCTAGTTTTTTGGATGGGTAAAAACGAGTTCTACCTCTACGATGGTGCGGTGAAGCAAATCCCCTGCTCTGTGAAAGAGTACGTTTTTTCTGGGATTAATCTTTCTCAGTCACAAAAGGTGTATTGCGGACATTGCAGCTCTTTTTCGGAGGTCTGGTGGTTCTACCCAAGTTTGAACGTCTCCGAAAACGACAGCTACGTCATCTACAACTATGAACAGAATGTTTGGTACTATGGCCAAATGCCCCGCACAGCGTGGGTCGACAGAAGCGTTCTGGCTTTCCCCGTCGCTATCTCTCCGGACGGGTACGTCTACTACCAAGAAGCGGGCCTCAACGACGGCAGCGCTAACCCGCCTGCAGCGCTTTTCTCATACGTTGAGTCGAGTGTCGTGGACATTGGCGACGGCGACCAGTTCATGTTTGCCACCCGCATTATTCCAGACTTGACGTTTAGAAACTCAACAAGCGCAACGCCTATAGTAACCCTTACACTCAAGGCGCGCAACTTCCCGGGTGGCGCTTACTTCGCCACGGAGGACGAGCCCGTTACAAAAACGGCTTCCGTTCCCGTCGAAGAGTTCACAAACCAGCTCTTCTTGCGCCTGCGTGGCCGGTCAATGTCCCTTCGAGTGGAGTCCAACCAGACCGGCACCGCGTGGCGTCTTGGCGATCCGAGGCTCGATATTCGAGCTGACGGCCGGAGGTAGTCGTGGCTTCAAACGTCCCAGCCCCCTTTTTCCCAACGCCCCCTGACGAGTACAACCGCCAGTACATGGCGCAGCTTGTCCGCGCCTTCTCGGTTTTTGTCCAGCAGGTCAACAACCCGGGGGATGCTGTTTACTCAAACCTAAGGCTGACGAACCTTCCAACCAACGATCAGGGCCTGCAGACTGGAGCCTTGTTCCAGCACGATGGTTTTGTTAAGATCACGCAAGCAAACGCGCCGCACGTGGCAGGGGTGTCTGGTACCTTGGTCCTCGGAACAGTCACAGTGGTGATTTCATGAGTCTCTTCCCGAGCTTTCGGGAAGGGCAGCCGTAAAGGGGCCTCTTATGCCTATCTTTGGATTCGACAGCTTCGGGGACATGTTCGACGGCGGTGGCGCTGGCGCACGTGGGGGCCCCTCCTCCTTCAAAGGCAGCTCTCTCGAGGGAATGTTTGGTGGGGGCGGCAAGAAGTCTGGCGGCAACGACCTTCTTTCTGGCCTTGGTAGTCTCCTCGGTCTGGCTGTGGCTGGACCCACGGGTGCCGCCATCGGCGCGGGGCTCGGGAACCTCCTGAGCGGCGGTTCGGTTGGATCGTCGATCCAAGCGGGCCTTGGCTCCTTCGCAACGAGCAAGTTCGGCGGGGTCGGCGGAATGCTTGCCAGCTCCCTCATGGGCGGCCAGAGCCCACAGAACGCGCTGTCAGGGCTCTTTGGCACCGGAGGCCAGCAACAGGCGCAGCCCGGCCAACCCCAGACACAGACCACTGCCACGCAGACCCAGCAGCCCGGCGGCCTTCTTGGCATCCTGAACAGCCCGCTGGTCATGGCCGCCCTTCTCAAAGCCACCGAGCCGAAGAACGTGAACATCACGTCCCCCGAGCAGCAGCGCCAGCTGCAGACCGGTGAGCGCCTGCCCGATTACACGGGTACGCCAGTGGCCGACTACCGCTTTGCCCAAGGCGGCATGGTCCAAGGTCCGGGAACCGGGACCAGCGACTCGATCCCCTCCCGCATCTATCAGAACGGCAAGCCTGTCCAAGAAGCGCGGCTCTCGGACGGTGAGTTTGTCATGACGAACCGGGCTGTGAAGGGCGCAGGCAACGGCGACCGCGGCAAGGGTGCTGCAGAGATGTATCGGATGATGCGTCAACTTGAGCGGAGAGCGTAATGGCCGATCAAACAGTCCGCCAAGAGTCTATCAACCTTCTCCCTGAGTATCAGGAGAGGTTCCTCAAAGACCTTCTGTCCAACATCTACCGCGTCGATCCAGTTACGGGGCAGCCCGCAGGGATCGCCGCAGCGTCGCCGCTCTTCGGCCGCCCTGTCTTTGACGACGCAGGCAACCCCGTCTACGAGGTCGACGCTCAGGGCAGCCCGCGTCTGGACATCCGTGGCCAGCCGATCCAGCGGGTCGAGGGCGGTGTCCCTCAGGCCGAGATCATGCCGTTTACCGACACGCAGCGTCGTGCCGCGGAGATGGCTGTCCAAGGCATTGGCGCATACGGCCCGATGATGCAGCAGGCGACGCAGACCCTGCAGCAAGGTGTCGGGGCAGTGGCTGGTTCCACTGGCGCGTTCGATCCGATGTCGTACCGTGCCTACTACGACCCCTTCGTAGAGCAGGTCGTTGAAACACAGCAGCGGGAGATCGCCCGTCAGGGTGACATCGAGCGCCAGCGTGTCGGGGCTTCGGCCGTGCAGGCGGGGGCCTTTGGTGGTTCGCGTCAGGCCGTGGCGGAACAAGAGCTTGCCCGCAACGTGATGGACCAGCAGGCCCGCACCGGTGCGCAGCTTCGCTCTGCTGCCTTTACTGGCGCTCAGCAGCAGGCTCAGAACGTCTTCGAGAATCAGATGCAGCGTGGCCAGCAGGCTGCGCAGATTTTCCAAGGTCTTGGAACTTCGCAGGCAGCTCTCGGCGAGGCGGCACAGGCGGCAGGGCAGCGCGACGTCAACGCTCTGTTCAACGTCGGATCGCTCGAGCAGGCTCAGCGGCAGGCCGAGTACGACGTGCAGAGGGCCAATGCCATTGAGCTGGCCTACGAGCCACAGCAGCGCTTCTCGTATATGTCCGACATCTTCCGCGGCGTCCCCTCGACCCAGCAGACACTTGGCGTGACCAGCGTCCCGACACCGAGCCCGGTGTCCGGGATCATTGGTACGGCCATGAACCTCGGTTCGTTTGGCCAGCAGTACGGCGGCGGTCGCGGCATCCTCGGAGCCTTGATGAACCCAAGCGGAGCATAACATGTCGGGTGTTTACAACCGGAAACTCTTCCGAAAGTCTTCTGCCCGCGACGAGCTTCGCCGCATGGGTGGGATTATGGCCAGCTCCGAGGAGCTGATGGCCGAGGCCATGAAGACCGCGCAACAAGCTCCGCGGCCCTCGGGCCTTGGGTCTATGGCCATGCCCGCACCGCAGGCTCCGATGCCGATGCAGCAGCCCATGATGGCCCAGCCGATGGGTATGCCGATGCAGCAACCCATGATGGCCCAGCCGATGATGGGGATGCCGATGCAGCAGCCGATGATGGCCCAGCCGTTCATGCCGCCGCAGGTTCCGCAGTCGGTTCAAGCGGCTCCGGCTCAAGCTGTCCCCGGGTTTTTCGCCGGTGGTCTGATCAACATGCTGCCCACGATGGGCGGCTCTTCCGCTGCGTCGGAGACGGAGCAACCTACCTCGCGTCCAAACCCTAACCGGGGTATCGGGATCGGCCCTTCCACTGTCCGGTCGGTGGACGTTTCAAAGCCCGCCGGTTCTTACCAGCGTGAAAACCCCCTGCCGCCGTCCGTGGTCAAGCGGGCCGAGGAGCTTGCGAAGAAGGTGGACGAACAGTCCCCGGAAAAGACGGCCTTAGAAATTCTAGACGCAGCTGCTGCCGAGGGCGGCCCGGAGCAGACCGGAAACACCCAGCCCGACCTTGCCGCGGTCTACGAAAGCCTGACGGGAGACCCGGCGGCCTACGAAAAGAACATCGATACCCTGAACCGCGGCATCATTGGTGCGGCGATTGCTGCGGGAACCTCCGCACGTGCTACGGAGAACATTGCTAGGGGTATGCTGGTTGGACTTGAAGGCGCGAAGGCCACCGAGGAGCGGCGGGCTAAAGACGCGCAGGCCTTGCGGATCGCGGCGGCAGAGGCTCGGGCCCTTGAGGCGAAGGCCTCGGCCGAACAAACGAGGGCCGACAGGAAAGCTCTTATTGAGGCGGAAGCGAAACTCGCAGAGGAAAAGCGGAAGGTCTTTAACGACACCTTTACCTCAGTGATCGAGGCGGGGATTGACAAGGTCACTATCCCTGACGGCATGAGTATCGAAGAGTACGCCCGGGACATTGCTCAGGAGCAGGTCCTCTTGAACTTCCCTGATGAGCGGGCACTGACCGAGGCCCGCGCGGCCTTGGCGGCGGGGGCGGATAAGGCCGAAGTTGAGAAACGGCTCAGAGAAAATGGGATTGATCCGGGGAGACTCTAATGGGAATGTTCGACGACCTCATCCCGGAGGGGTCTCGGAAGGCTCCTGAAGCAACGACTCCGGCGGCCGAGGCCCCGGAGGAGGACAAGTCGTTTCTCGAGAGTGCCGCGGATACCGCCGTCACTGCGGGGTCGGAGTTTGGCCGAGCCATCCCGTCCGCCGTCATCAGTCTTGCTCAGGGCATCACCGAGTTTGGGGCAGCCGGTCTTGATGCAGCGTTTGGCACGAACACTTCCCGCGCCGTCACGGACAACTTCGAGTACGTGAAGTCTTATGTTAAGCCGCAGACCGCCGGTGGAGAAATCTTTGAGGACGTCTTGGCCTTTGGTCTGGGGTTTGTTCCGGTTGCCGGGTGGCTTGGACGTGCAAACGCTGCGGCAAAGGCCGCCAATGCCGGAAAAACAATCACCCCGGCAGCGAGTAGGTTTGCCCGCAGTGCAGACAATTTTGGTCGGTCCGCGCAGGGCCGGGCCGTTCTCGGCAATCGGGCTAAACTCATCGGTACTACCGCCGCGGCAGCAGCCGGGTACGAGACGTTGTTTACCCCGGACGGTCGCGTGACGCTGTCTGATACGTTCAGCCTTGGTGGTCCTCTGGAGACCGAGGGCGACACCGGACTTAGCGGTCGGGAAGAAGCCATGCGCCGCATTCGGAACAAGCTTCGTGCGGGGGCCGAGGGCGGCCTGTTGAGCGGGGTCTTTGACACTGCGCTCTTCGGCATCGGCAAGGGCGTGGCTGCCGCTGGTAGCACCGACACCGCCGCGGCAGCAGCTCGGGGCATTCGTGCTGGGATGGGTATTGTTGGCGGCGGCCTAAGCCGCATCCCCGGTGCGGAGACGGCCGGACGTGTTGCCACTCGATACCTTACCGCGTCTGGCGGAGCTGACCCACGCGTCTTTGAAGAAGCCGCGGATACCACGGCAAGATTCACCGGCATCAAAGGCCGTTCGATCTCGGCCTTTGATGAACTCGAGCGGGAAATGCGCAGGGTGGTTTCGCCTCCGTTCATGAACCTGTTCGGCAAGGGGAAGGCAAAGGCTCGGGAGGCCGAGGCCGACATGTTCCGCTACCTGACGGGAACGGGGCCGGACCTTTCCAAGTACGGCCCGAAAGTTGCTGCCGCAGGTGAGCGCGTCCTACAGGCTGCCAACAAAGAGCGGGACCGCTTCTACGCCACGCTAGAGCGTGAAGTAGACATGGCTCCTGTGGGTAATCGTAAGACGGCCCTGAGAAACGTCCTCAAGGACATGGATGATCACGCGGCTGCCGAGAAGGGTGTTCTTCGCAGGGTGTTCCAAGTCCACAAGGACCCGATTGCTTTCTACAAGAGCTTGGACCTCAAGTACGACGGGGAAGGAAATCTCATTGGGAAAAGCGCTCCGCAATACAATATAGCCGTCAGGGAAGTGGCTCAGAACCTGAACCCTTCTAACCCCTTGGCCGAGGAAACTCAGGCCTTGGCGCGGTATACGGTCAACAAGTCTATCGGCCTTGGCGCGATCAACAACGGCATGGACCCGGGCGCGGCAATCAAGGACAAGCTTTCGAAGCTCAAGGGAGAGGTTGCGACCCCCGAAGGGAACCTGTTCGCCAAGGACATGCCTCGGTTCAGGATGACGCGCTCGTTGGTCACCAAGCGCGAGAAAGCCGTCGAGGATTCTCCGGCCCTTCGGCAGCTTCTTGGGGAGATCACGGACCCTCGTGAGCTGTATGTCCAGACCATTGGCGACTTGGCACAGACGTCGGAGGCCCTTCGGTTTTACGGAAACATGGCCAAGTCTGGTGTCACCTCCTCTCTTGCTGATGCCGTCCCTGCCCTCCGCGAAGGGGCGCGGCCTTTGTTTGTTCGGGTCCCGGATGCCTCTGAAACCATGACAGGCTTTGACCTGAGTCCCTTTGTTCAAAAGGCCAGAGAGCTCAACGTACAGACGATGGTTCCGGGGGCCGCGGGACCAGATTTCCCGGCCGAGTTTGCAGGAGAGATCGGCTGGGACGATGTGCTCAAGTCTTACACCGACGAACTCACCTTGAACGGCTACGTAAAGCTGGGGGAGATAGACCCCGCTAGTAATGACCTCTTTGTCGGCTCCTACGGCCAGCTCACGGGTCTCTACGTTACGCCCGAGACGTACCGTGCGCTCAGTGCCCCTGCTCGTATTGGTGTGACAGGTCTCGACGAGGCCGTTTCAATTCTTGCGCAACTCAAGGGCCTGTCGCAAAAGATGACCGTGGTCCCCAGCCTTGCAAGCCAGATGCGGTCTGCCATCGGCAACCTGATCGCGCTTGTTGGGACAGGGAACCTCGGGCGTTCGACGGACGTCATGGACGTCTTCCAAGTCTTCACTGCCAATCTGGAGAACCTCGACAAGGCAGGGCTCGAACGGCTTTCAAGCGTCATCAGCCTGAGCGGGACGTCAGAGACCAACCTCGTCATCCAAGCGCTTCAGGAGTACAAGGAAACCAGCAACAGCGCCCTGCTGTCAGGGAAGTTGCGGAACCTGATCGAAAAAGGCGAGAGCCTTGTCCCCTTCCTAAACTTCTTCGAGCGCACCTTCTCGGGGACGGACTCTTTCTTCAAGGGTGTGGCGGTCGTTTCAGAGCAGAACAAGCTTCTCGAAGCCCTCGCTAAGGCGGGGTTTGACGAAGACTCTTACCCGGCCGATTTGCTTGAGGACCTTGTGGCCCAAGGCATTGCCAAGAGAACCTCTAGCGCCGCAAACCCCAGCCTGAGTGCGGTTGAGGTTGTCGCAGCAGACGCCGTGAAAGACATGTTCCCGATCCAAAACCGGGTAGGCCTGTTTGTGCGAGAGCTTGACAAGCTGCCCATTCTCGGGGCTTTCACCTCGTTTGCTTCGGAGAACATCCGCAACTCGGTCAATATCCTCGACCGCGGGCTGAAGGAGATGTCGTACTCGGTCTCCGAACCTATCCGTGGACGGCTTGGGGAGGAGGCGGCCAGAGCCTTTGAGCGGGCCATTCGAGCCCACGGCGCTCAGCGCCTTACCTCGTATGTTGCAACCGCTGTTGTGATCCCGAAGTCGGCTGTCGCCGCGTCGATGATGGCGACGGGGACTACCCCCGAGCAGATGCAGGCGCTCTATGCCCAGACCAACGAGCTTCTTCCGGGGCACGACCTCCTTGTCATCGGCAACGATCAGAAGGGCAAGATCGAGTACCTCGACCTTAGCTACGTTACACCGTTCTCCTTTGTGGTTGACTCGGCCACCGCAGGTCTCCGCGCCTACAGCGAGGCCGGTGAGGTGGGCAAGAGTCAGGCGCAGCAGCTGTTGAACGGCGTCTGGGCCGGGGTTCTTTCCTACTCTGATCCGTTTGCCTCGGAAGCGATGTCTTCTGAGCGCATCTTCGACGTCCTTCCGTCTGCCCGCAACGGCCGCACAAAGACAGGGAGCGTGGTCTACAATCAGTCCGACCCGATGTCCGAGAAGGTTCTGAGCTCTATCAACCACCTCACCGCACCCTACGTTCCGGGTTACATGCGGGACTTCTACGAGGTGAGAGAAGGCGAGATGCGCCCCGGCGCTATCGCTCGAGCCTTCTTTGGAATGCCCACGGCCCAAGGTAAGGACCTGAACCTTCCGTCCGAGTTTGCAAAACTTGTCACGGGGCTGAAGCCGATGGAGCTTAACCTTCGTCGCGACTTCCAGTTCGCTGGCGGCAAGTACTCGCCTCTCCGCACCGAGGCCAAGTCCGCCGCCCTCCGCAAGATACGAGCTGCCGACCGGACGCCGGAGGAGATGATGGGTGCGTGGAACCAGTACCTCGACAACCTCTATCGAGAGCAGTCGAAGCTCTATGCCGACATTCAAAATGCTCGGACCTTGGGCCTTTCGGACAGGGACATTCGGCGGCAGCTGATCGGGGAAGCCAAGCTCGGCACCGACGAAGTCAACCGAATCATGCGCGGAGAGTTCTATCCGGGAACGGTGTCTGAAGAACTCATGCAGGATATCCGGCGGCAGGAGCGGAACGAGGGGATCAACCGTGTCACCCCGTCCTCCGCAATCCCCTACGCCGCTTTCCGGAAGGCGTCTCGAGATCGTGCTCGCGAACCGCTGCAGTCGGAAGTTCCCCAAGAGGCGGCCGAAACGGAAACGACCCCCGCCGCACCAGCGGCAAGACCTGCCCGTCAACGCACAGGGGTGTTTGACGATCTGCTACCTACTGCCGGTGGCGCAGGCGGTGGAAGCTCGTCGTCACAAGGGGCGGCACCGCCGCCCCCCGCCTTCGATTCAGTGCCAGCACCGTCGGCACCACAGCTGCCGACAGCACCGGCGAATAGGGCCTCCTTGTCTCCGAGCCTTCTCGGAGGTGACCTCGCATCGCAGATGGCGAATATGGAAATTGCACAGCGTATCTCGGGTCAGTAATCAAACTTCGGGTTGACCTCCACGGTCAACCCGTGAGCCCCGAACAGCTGCACCATCTCGTCGATGTCCTCGAAGACTTCTTCGAAAGCCTCCACGCCGTAGGCGTCGGCAAGGTTGAGAGCATGCGCCATCACCCTCGTCAGCGCCGCGATCTGCATCGGGTCCATGTCCTTGAAACCAATGCACTTTATTTCCTGCTCGTTCATCCGGCCTCTCCCCAATTGTTGCCGAGTTCTTGGTCCACTTTGCTGGGGACCTTGAGGGACAACCCTTCTTCCATGATCTTGGTGATCCGGGCCGCCTGCTCGTCGGTCTCCACGTTGAAGCACAGTTCGTCATGCACCGTGAGGAGCGGGACCAGTCCCTCCTCGTAGCACTGTGCCATGGCGAGTTTGTTCTGATCGGCAGCCGATCCTTGGATCACGCGGTTCAGGGCCTTGTAGGTAAACGCCCGTCTCAGGCGACCCATCCCACCGTACTCACGCTGCGCGTCGTCGTACTTCATGGGCTTATTGTAGCCGAAGCTGGCAGGTTCCCAAAGATCAAAGCGGCACAGACGGCCGCCGATTGTGCGAATCTTGCCCTCCCGATCTGCCCGCGTCGAAGCCAGCGTGGCCAGCTTCTTCACGAAAGGCACCTTGTCTTGGTACTCGGCCATCAGGGCCTTTGCCTGCACGTCCGTCAGCCCGAGCTGGTTGGCAAGCTTGCCCACGCCCATGCCGTACATGATGCCGAGGTTGATGGTCTTGGCAGACTTCCGGCTGATGCCCGCCATGTCGGCCACCATCTGGTGCAGGTCGGCGTCGCCCCGGTTGTACTCGTCCACGATGGACAGGACCAAAGGATCGCGCTCCGTCTCCGGGTGGCTGGCTGCGAAGTGCACCAAGAGCCGCGGTTCTTGGGACGAGTAGTCGAACGACCCCCACTTGCATCCATCCTCCGGGACAAAAAGTCCCCGGATTAATCCTTTGATGTAGGGGTCTCTCGCAGGTATCTGCTGCAGGTTTGGGTTCGAGCTGCTGAAGCGTCCTGTCACCGTGCCGCCATCGTCGGAGCGGAGCTGGTGCATTTCGCAGTGGATGCGGCCGTTGCTCTGGTAGCGCAGGATCGAGTCGATGAACGTGCTGTCGGCCTTGTCCATCTCGCGCAGGTTGACGAGGGCCTTGGCCACCGGGTGGTCCATGGCCTGCAGGAACTGCTTCGTGAACGACGGTGCTCCGGCCTCGGTCCTTGGGTAGGGCAGGCCGAGGGCATCGAACATCTTCTGCACCGAGGCGGCCGCCCACGGGTCAACCTTGACCCCAGACTCTTTGGCAATCCACGCGGCCAGCTCGTCGGCCTTCTTGCGCAGCTCCTTCTTGGCGATCTCGGCCTTGTCCAGATCAACGCGGACCCCGCGCATCCGCATGTCGATGACGGCCGGGAGCACACGGTGCTCCAGATCGCAGACGGACAGCAGGCTCTGGTCCTCGAGCTGGGGCTTCAGCCGCTCCCACAGCTTGAGCGTCAGCACCGCATCCTGCTCGGCGTAGACGCCCACGTAGCGGGCCGGGAGCTTCCACATCTCGGCCTTCGGATCGATGCCCCACTCTGCGGCTGCGCTCTTCAGGACCTTCTCGTCCTTGCGCATGCCCAGATAGTCCTTGCCCAAGAGGTCGAGGCGGTAGGACAGGCGGTTCTCGTCCAAGAGCGGGGCGACCAGCATGGTGTCGATCACCGGACCTTGGACCGTGATCCCCGAAGCCATGAGCCAGCCCAAGTCGTAGCTGGCGTTGTGCATGATCTTGGTGATGTGCGGCGTCGCAAGCTGCTTCTGCAGCCAGCGGAACACCACCTTCTTGTCAAGGTTCGGCCCCTTGGCGTGGGCGATGGGGAAGTAGCCGGAGAAGTCCCCGGCCGCAATGGCGATGCCAATGATCTCGCCATGCTTGGTTGCCCAGCCCGGACCCATGGTGGTCAGGTTCGGGTCCCGCGTTTCGAGGTCGATGGCCATCGTCCTGTTGTTCGTCAGGTCCGGAAACTCGGAGGGCATGAACCACTCGACATCCGGGTTGGCGAGGTCCATCTTCAGCAGGAAGTCATCCGTGCTGACGTCGAAGCGGTCTTTACTCACAGGCGCATTCCCCGGCGATGGCGGCATAGGCAGCCGCGTCCACATAGTTGTCCTCGTGATAGCCCCCGTTCAGGGAACGAGCGGCCTTGAGCATAACCATCATCCACGCCACGTCCTCGGAAGTGATCGTCACTTGAAGCTCGTTCCTCTGGCTCAGGTACAGCGCCCAGAACTCTGCGATGTTGGACAGGTTTTGTTCAACCGGGCCGTAGGAGTCCTGTCGTTCCCCGCCCGTCACCTCGGCTGCGCGCTTCAAGATTTTGATTCTCATCTGGTCAGACGACATAGCGGTAGTCCTTGTCTGTGTGCACGAAGCACAGGTGTTTCTTTGCCCGGCTGCCCATGACATAGGCCAGACGGTGTTCGTCGTCGGGGAAGGCGGTGTTGACGCAGGCCTTGGTGGACGACAGATCGACTGCGACGTTGTCCTCCTCCCCGCCCTTGGCCGCATGCCCCGTGGACACGGTGATCCGGGGTTCGCCCGAGATGTCCTCGCCCCGGCGCTCGAGGCCCCGGATGTATTCCGCCTCGGTCTCCCCGAGGTTCAGGACCCGAAGCGCATCGAGCTGCTGTGGGGCGATCATGCCCACGGCCGACACCAGATAGTCGTAGTCGTAGCTCTCCGTCGGGCTGAGCGCCTCGAGGAGCTTGGCCGATCCGCGCTTCACTGCCGCCGCATCCCCCTGCTTGGGCAGCATCTCATAGAGCGCCTTGATCGAGGCCAGCGGCAGCGCCTCCCCGCGCTGCAGGGCCCGCCACCCTTTGATGGCAGAGGAGACCTTCGGGTCCACGGAGTTGCGGCCGTAGAGCTTGAACATGTAGCCGTCCTTGCGCAGGCGCTGGGCCCAGTCCTGCACGTAGCTGTTGGTGCGGGCCAGCACCATCCAGCGTCCGGTCGATAGGTCCAAGTTGCGCGGCCCGATGACCCTGCTCACCGATCCCTCATGCTCGGCCGGATGGAACTCCTTGGGCAGGCGGTCTCGGATGCGCGCCGACAGGGACACGCAGACATCGTAGACAGGCTTGGGCAAGCGGAAGCTCTGGGACAGCACCTCGATGTTGCGGGAGCTTTCCATGAACAGCTTCACTTTCACCCCGGCCCAGCGGTGGATCGCCTGATCGTCGTCCCCTGCGAAGATCACCCGATCTGCCCGCTCGGCCAAGAGCTCCACCATCCGCCACTGCAGGGGCGTCAGGTCCTGCGCTTCATCGACCACGAGGAGCTTGAGCCTCGGCCCTTGGAGCTCCTGCACCACGACCTCGTTGATCATGTCCACGAACGAGAACTTGTTGTAGGTGCTCTTGAAGTAGGCCAGCTCTGCCTCGACCTTCAGGAGCATGGGCCAAGACATGGACCAGTCGTTCATTTCCGAGAACTCCTGCTCGAGCGGAATGCAGCGCATGATCGAGCGCTCGATGGCGGCGACGTACTTATCCCCGCCCACCGTCTGCGCGATGATCATGCCGTCCTTGGCAGAGTGATCGTTGGTCCCGATGATGTCGAGGCCAAGGCCCCGGCCGAAGTTGCGCCAATCTGCCTGCGTCATGATCTGCGTGGCGGCGAGGCCCAGCATCCGCATGCCTGCGGAGTGCAGGGTGCGGAACCACGGCAGGTCCTTGGGCTGCAGGTTGAACCTAGCGCAGGCCCGATCTCGCGCCTCCTCCACAGCCTTGCGGGTGAAGGAGAAGACGGCGATCTCGTCAGGCCTCGTCCCCCGAGCCAGCTCCATCTCCACTTCCGAGATTAGCCTGTGGGTTTTTCCGCACCCGGGGGGACCGAGCAACAGCTTTCTCTGTTCCATGAAACTTCCCTCTTGGTCTTGCGTATAGCCAATCCTCGATCTCCTTCTTGGAGAACCGGGACACTGAGTTTTGATCCTGCTCGTCGCCCAGCGAGTAGGGCTTCGGGAACTTCCCGTCCTTGATCCACTTGTACAAAGTGGACTCCGACAGGTTCAGCCACCGGCATACATCGGCAGCTCTCAAGAGGCGGTCGTCCGCCTCAGAAGGGAATACTGGTTGCTTCACGTCTCGACTCCGATCTCATGTCCACATGGGACTCTTTGTAGGCAGGCACCCACCACACACGTATCGTTGAGGGAGCGCCGTCCTCTTTCTTCACGGCCTGATGGCCATTGCAGGCTGCACCCGAGTTGAGGTCTCGGATGAAGTTTTGTATCTGCGGGCGCGTCACCGTGGTGAACCCGCGGAACTTCAGGAACTCGGCCAGACCACCAAAGGTAAACTTGGTCAGGCCCTTGTCCGTCCAAGGCTTGCCCATGACCATCTCCTCTGGGACCATGGCCTTGATGTTGCTCGTGCAGTACTCCTTGATCAGGTCCTCGAACTGCCCGCGCAGCGTCAGCTCCGGCGGGGCTTCGATCTTGATCGCGGTGGACAGGAGATCGTTGACCAGCTTGTTCCACTCCGTGGGCTTGATCGTTGGCGGCATCCTATCCACCTGCTCGACGCAGGCTCTGCTGAAGGCCGACTGGACGGAGAGCTGCTCTGAGGTCAGCTCAAGACGCTGCCCGTCGTAGTCGAGGAAGAACATCTTGGGCGACGAGTTGAGGATGGTCATGCCCGTGAGCTTCGGGAACTCGACAGGTCCACTACCCCCAATCCCATACTTGCGGGAGCGGCAGAGGTCCTTGTTGCAGAAGTTGCAGAGCGGCTGGGCTGTGCACTGGAACCCGTAGACTTTCTTATCGTGCTGCTTCTGCAGCGTGACAATCTCTTCCGCACCGAGAGGCTCGTCGCAGTACCGCGCGTTGCTCTCCTCGAGCAGCTTCTTCCACCCCTCGGGGCTGGCCTTACGGTGCGCCACGATCATGTTGAACATGGTGATGTTGCGGTAGCTGTTGACTACACCTTGCTGGATGATCTGCTCCAGACAGGGTGGGTAGTCCTTCAGGTCATCGCGGGCTTCCACATGCGGAGCAATCTCGAGCTTCGACATGGGAATCCGGTTAGCTTCCACCCTGTCGAGGAACTCCTCCAAGCTCAGCGCCTCACCCGTCTCCGAGATGGCATAGCGCACGGTGGTCTCGGCGTTGAAGTACGGCGTGTTGATGAAGTTGCCCACATCCCCACGGTCGAACAGTATCTTGTCCTGCTTCGGGAATATCTCCCGACCAGCAAAGCCAAGCACGGCCGCCATCTCGGTCAGGTATTCCCGCACCATGGCGGCCGGATACCAGTTGTCCAAGAATAGGTACAAGTGCGCACCGCCCGACTTCGAGCGGCACTGGATCAGCGGCAGCTTCTGGTTCTTGATACGTGCCGCCAAGGCCTTGTGGTCGAGGTCGTAGTCATCGACATCGATGGCCCCGAAGCAGCACTCGTTCTTCGAATTGATCGGGATCGCGCCGACGCCCTGCTTGCCTGCAAGGTGCGCCTCGACGTGCTCCTCCGTCATCACCTCACGGATGACATAACTGTTGGCTTCTGCCTTGCCGTTTCTCGCAACTCGGCCCACGGTCGTTCGTCCATGGGCCAAGTCCGAGCCTTGAAAGGCAAGCAGAAGACGTCTGGCATTTGACATTGTCTTCTCCGGGCGCGGGTGGATGAGGGGGCCGAAGCCCCCTCAGGCTCAAAACGGGATAGAATCGTCTCGGCCACCCTCGGAGTGGTTCTCGGCTTGCGCCTTCACCTCGCCGCGCATGATGCTCTCGCGGAAGTTCTTGGCCTCAAGCAGAAGCTCACGGGTATCGACCATACCCAGCTTCTCGATGGACCAGTTGTAGAAGTCGCCCTTGTCGTTGGTCTCTTCCGTGGTCGTCAAGAGCCACATCGTAGCGAACACTGGCGGGGTAATGATGGCACCCGTCGTCGGGTGCTTGACCTTCTGCATGGCGATCTGCGTCTTCCAGCGACGCGAGACCTTGAGCTGCGTAGACTTCATGTCAACCACAACGGGCTGGGTCATGCCGTCTTCGTCAACGATCAGGCAGAAGTGCTGGTCAGACTTCACCAGCTCGTTGCCTGTCGGCAGGATTTCCTTGCTGCCGTTGCGGCTGGTGCGCTGCAGGATCGGATCGTTGGCGTTGATCTCTCCCCGGAACCCGCCGCCGCTCTCGCGAGGGACAAACTCCAGATACTTCGTGGTCTGGTAGCAGGGGATGATGACCAGCCCCTTCTCGCCTGCCCACATCTGCCCGGTGAGCGTGTTGTACGCATCGCCCGTGGAGAGGCCCTCGATGTACTCGGGCTTCTTCTTGTTCAGTTGCGGCGACAGGGACTGCGCCACACGCACGAACGGGATTTGCATCTCGGACGAGTCGAAGGCTGCGCCCTCTCCCGCCATGCCGAAGATGTCGTCCATCACGTCGGTGGACAGGGCGGTCTGGTTGGCTTTTGCCACAGCAGTGGTCATGATTACTTCCTCCGGATATCAGCAGCGTTGACGACGTATGCACCGAACAGGTCGAGATCGATGGGCTTGCCACCCTCGACACGCTCTTTGACAAAAGCCTTCAGCGTCTGGGAATGAATGTGGGTCTTGATTTCGGGGTCGAAGCCCTGCTCACGCAGGATGCCGACAGCGTTCTTGGCAGCGTTGTCTTCGCCACGTCCGAAGGACACCGTCACATCGTTCTTGATGATGTCGTCCAGACCATTGTCGCGAAGCCAGCCGAAGGCCTTCTCGCGGTTGTCCTCAGAGATCGAGGCCGACACGATGAGCTTGCGTGTCACAGCCACGCCGTCAACGTCGAGGCGGTCAACGCCCATCTCGTCCATCACGCCGGGGATCAGTTCGGTGGTGAGCTTCTGACGCTCCTGCTTCAAAGACTTGAGATCGGCTTCCACCTTCTCGATGTCCTTGTCCACCTGCCGCAACGTGCGGACGAGGTCGCTCAGGTTCCTGGTCTCTTGGGTGCCCACGTTTGACAGCGCGTCGGCTTCGCTGAAGATGTCGTCGAAGATGTCAGTCACAAGTATATCCTCTTCAGGTTTGTGGTTGATCAACAAGTCGTCTTGTTGTAGATGCAGTATATCGGAGGATATGCCATGACTGTCAAGCTGAATTTTAAGACGACGCCATACGCCCATCAGGTGACGGCGCTCGAACGCTCTCTCGACCGGGAGTCCTATGGATTCTTCATGGAGATGGGCACTGGTAAGTCGAAGGTTCTGATCGACACCATCAGCAACCTGTACCTCGAGGGCAAGATAGACTTCGCCCTGATCATTGCACCCAAAGGCGTGTACCGCAACTGGGTGTCGAAAGAAATCCCAGAGCACATGCCCGACGAGTTGGAGAAGCGGGTGATTCGCTGGGTGTCCACTGCGAACAAGGAACAAGAGGCCGAGATCAAGTCGGTCGGCAAGTTCTTTGGGGGCCTGACCGTCTTCGTCATGAACGTCGAAGCCTTCTCCGCCCTCAAGGGCAAGCAGGCGGGCGAGTGGCTGGGCAAGAAGTTCGGGGCCCGAGGTCTGATCGGCATCGACGAATCAACCACCATCAAGAACCACAAAGCCAAGAGGACCAAGGCCCTCGTCAAGATCGCCTCGATGTTCAGGTATCGCAGGCTGCTGACAGGATCGCCTGTGACCAAGTCGCCCATGGACATCTACGCTCAATGCGAGTTCCTCGGACCTCGGCTCTTGGGCTGCGACAGCTACTACGCTTTCCAAGGGCGGTACGCCGTGACGCAGAAGCGGAAGATGGGAGCGCACAGCTTCGAACAGATCGTCGGCTACCGCAATCTGGAGGAGCTCGGACATCGGATCGACAGCTTTGCCTACCGGGTCCTGAAGAAAGAGTGTCTCGACCTGCCGGAGAAAACCTACAGCGCCCGCTACGTGGCGATGACGCCCGAGCAGCAGAAGATGTACGACGAGATCAGGAAGGAGGCGTTCACCCTGATCGACGGGACAGAGCTGGTGTCTACCCCTGTCGTGATCACGCAGCTTCTCCGCCTGCAACAAGTGCTGTCCGGCCATCTCAAGACGGACGAGGGTGAGCTCGTCACCTTCAAGTCCAACCGCATGGAGGCGCTGCTCGAGATACTCGAGGAGCACGATGGCAAGGCCATCATCTGGTCCCGCTTCAGGCACGACATCATCTCGATCACCGAGGCGCTTCGCAAAGAGTACGGCCCGCAGGTGGCGGCCGCCTACTTCGGGGACACCTCGGACGAGGAGCGCAACGACATCGTGCGAAACTTCCAGAACCCCGGACATCCGCTGCGCTTCTTCATAGGCAACCCAGCCACGGCAGGCTATGGTCTGACGCTGACGGAGGCAAACCTCGTGGTCTACTATGCCAACTCCTTTGACCTCGAACATCGGCTGCAAAGCGAGGATCGGGCGCACAGGATCGGGCAGAAGAACCCTGTCACCTACATCGACCTGATCACCGAGAAGACGGTGGACGAGAAGATTGTGGCAGCATTGAGGAATAAGATCGACATCGGGGCGAAGGTCCTCAGAGAGGAGGCGCGCAAATGGCTGCAACTCTAGCCGAGCTGGACAACATCACAGGCGACGACCTCATGGCCCACTGGCAGTTCATGAAGGCGGTGCTGGAGTACAAGTTTGGGGATCGGACGAGGGACGAGGCCCTCGAACACATGAGCTATTACAGCGGGCTCGAAGTGTTCTTCTGTGAGATCATGCTCAAAGAGCTGTGTCGGGAGCGCCTCGGCGCTCGCGGCATTTCTTTTCCGAAACTACCGCCATTTCCTACG